GCTGCTCAGCCTGCGCGTTGCCATTCACTGCGTAATTCTGTTCGCGCATGGCGACACTCCTTCAGTTTTGAAACGTTCAGTCGCAAAGATCATAACAGACGCCCTGTAACAAGCGATGCAGAGAGTTTGACAGTGTGTTTCATTCGGGTATTATGGCGCCCGCTGACACGGGATGAGCGACTATAATCCTGTGATGCACAAGGGAAATTGGCAGAGTGGTTGAATGCACCGGTCTTGAAAACCGGCGAACGTTAATAGCGTTCCCAGGGTTCGAATCCCTGGTTTCCCGCCAAGATTCATACGAAAGCCCCGCAATGCGGGGCTTTTGTGTTTTTGGGTTTGGGTGGAACTCAACGGTTTTTCAGAGGCGTTCCGAAACTTTCGGATAGGCGTTCCGAAACTTCGCCTATTTTGATGGTTTAGCAGTGGCGCCAATCCTCCTGTAAACCCGCTTCGTGATCTCCTGCTTACTGTGTCCCAGTAGCAGGCTTGCGTCGCCAATATCGATGATTTCCGATGCTGCTTTCGGTCGGATGTCGCGAAACTGAAAACCGCCAATCTTCGCGGCGAGGAGCGGATCGCCCTCTTCGATTGCTTTGGCACAAGCTTTCTCCCGCGCCTTGTCCCATCGTAAGCGCAGCATTCCCTTCGTCATTCGCTTTCCGTGCCTGTTTATCAGCAGGTACTTCGAGACGTGGCCGGCATTCCTCTCCGTAATTTCCCGAATCAACCTGCCCAAGCTGTTTTCTCCCTCCTCTGTGTACATCAGGATCCTAAGCTTAAGCCCTGTCTTGCCTTGCGTGACCAAGAAGTAATCGCCCTCAACGTCGTCCCTGCGCATGACGATCACGTCTGCTGGCCGCTGGCCTGTCAGGTAGCCCAGGTCCATGGCTTCCTTGAGTTCCGGCTCAGCCATCCCGTAGATCGCATCCCATACCGCGGCGTTGGCATAGTAATCACGTGGCGTTTCCTTGTTCTTGCGGATGCCCTGGCACGGATTCTCCCGCTCGGTCAGGCCCCATTCCCGCGCCATGTTGAACACGTGGGAGAGTAGGGCGATCTCCCTATTGGCCCGTACCTTGGCTGTACGGGCGTCGCGGTATCCGGCGATATTGGCTGGTGTGATTGAGTCGATGGGCGCCCCGTCGAACATGGGCCGCAATTGTTTGAGCTCGGCTAGGTTGTCCTTCTGGGTACGCTCGCCTTTTTTCGGAATGACGTCGCGAACGTATCGATCAAAGATCCCCTTCATCATCGTCAGATCGGCTGGCTTTTCCTTGGACTCAAGCTCTGCCCACTTCAATCGGGCTTTGCTCAAGTCTCCCCCAAGCGGGATTTCCTTACCCGTTGAGTCTCTATAGTAATAACCAACCCACACTTTACCGTTCTTGCGAGGGCGCTTTCTCCGCACCATTCCCGGCGGTAAGTCCCTGTTCTCAGTGTTTCGAGGTCGCATCTCAGTTCACCCTGGAGAAGTCAGGTGTCCAAGCTGGTCGCGGCGGCGGTGTGCTCTGCTCTGCAGACGTTGGATTGGTCATGCCAAGCTTCATGCGAGCGTACATGCGTCCGACCAATGGGCGACCACCACGGCTCTCGACGAATACCCAATTGCGGTCGTTGAGCCATCTCCGTTGATGGGCTCGCTGCTTGTATCCAGTAAGGTCGGCCAGTTCTTCGTCCGAGAAAATTTCAGTTTCTAATGTTCTGGTGCGTGAATGATGCGTATATCCCACGGCAGGCTGCGCGAGCGGGCGTTCCTGAGCGTTTAGCGTTGCATCAGCGAGCGCTGCCCCGCGCAGCTTTTCGTGGGGTACAAGTGCCTCAGCAGTGGCGCTGGAAGGAGCAGTAATGCCTGCTGCTGCGCAGCAGAGACTGTTTGTTTCTAGCGTGTCGCCACCATTGGCTGTGCGGAGCAAAGCGGGCAGGGCATTGGTGTTGTCCTGGTGGTTCTTCATGCCGCTTTCCTCCGGTGTTCGATAGCGAGTTGGTCCATTAGGCGCTGGTGATAGGTGAGTCGAGCTTCTGCTGCAGGCCAAGGGCGGATGGTTTCGGCCATGGGTTCGATGCCGACCAAGCAATCCCAGATAGCCGGATCGGTTGGCATGAGGTCGCGGCGTTCGGTCGCCAGCGCAATCAAGTTGGCCTTGTAGATGCAGGCGGGGAGTTCTGGAGCGATGTCGAACCGCTCGCAAATGCGCCACCAGATGCAGTCCTCGAAGTGCTGGTAAGCGTTAATCCACTGCTTGAGTGGCCGAGTCATTTCACCCACGTAGGCCTCGGCGGCATCGTGGAGCAAGGCCGCGAGCTTGTACTCTTCCGGCACCTGCTCGGCGACGATGCAGCTGTGTTGGGCCACGCTGTAGAACTCGAGGGTGTGGCCGTTGAAGCGGCACAGGTGGGCCAGCGAGTGCGAGATGTCCCGTGGGTCGATCATGTTGGCGTCGGGCTCGAACAGATCGAAGCGCTTGCCAGTGGAGGTAAGGATCCAGTTCATGCGGCTTCCCCCTTCAGTTCGAAACGATCCATCCGCGCAGCCATGTTCAGTGCTTTTTCACGTAGGGCAAGTGCCTGAGTTGCTTGGCTTTCGGATCTAACGGCGCGGAAAGTGTCTACGGCGAGCTTCAGCTTTTCGGCAATGGCGAGAAGTGTGTAACGGTCTTGCGGTTTCCGGCTCAATAGGAGTTCAGTTCGCATGCATTGAGCTGACATTTCTTTGATAGAGGCTGCGCAAGCGGCTGACGCTTCGTCCCGGCCCAAGACGTAGCCGTCGGAATAGCCTTCGTCGTAGCCATCATTTTTGCCGTCAGTTAGGCCGCTTCGATACCCGACCCAGTAGAGGATTCCGGCGGCGATTACGATGCTGATCAGTGCGCAAATTTGAATTGCAGTCATGTGGTGTGCTCCTGGTAGTTCCGTGGCTAGTGGTGG